AAGTAGAGCTACCCGGGTAATCACCTAGGCACTCTACTTCGGCTACTCTTACAATTATGTAAGACCCCAATAACAAGAAAGGTGATAAAAATGGTAGATAGTAATGAGAACCCTTTACTAGGAAGTAAAGCAACTTCTCAGAAAAGTACAGAGCAAGAGCCAAATCCGTATAATCAAAAGAAAGATTATCTTGATTATGATGAAATGGATAAGGCAGCACAAAAGTCGTTTGCTGATGCAAACACTATAGCGGTTAAGAAAGACCCTCCTAAAGTTGTAGTAGATACAATGGAAGATAAACAGGACACTCCAGAAGAACCGACTCCAGAAGACCAACCTTATAAGAAGGTGGACTATAAGAAAAGATATGATGACCTCAAGAAACATTATGATGGTCGGATTAATTCTTTTAAAGCAAGAGAAGAAGAACTTTTAGCTGAAGTTAAGTCTAATAGACCTAAGTATAAAGCTCCAAAAAGTCCGGAAGAAATTGCTGCATTTAAAAAAGAATACCCCGATGTTTATGGTGTGGTTGAATCAGTCTCACATCTTCAAGCATCTAAGGAAGCAGAAGATTTAAAAGAAGAGATTAACTCTCTTAAAAAATTAAATCAATCTATTTCTAAAGAAAAAGCTGAAGCACGATTAGCGAGATTACATCCAGACTTTGAAGAAATTCGAGAGTCAGATGAATTTCATGGTTGGGCTAATAGTCAACCGGAAGATATTAAGAAGTGGGTTTATGGAAATAATGCTGACGCAGAATTAGCGTCTCGAGCAATAGACCTTTTCAAACAGGATACCGGCAAGTCTAAACAAAAATCAGAAGTATCTGGTGATACTGTACCTGCATCAGAAATGGTAAAGGTAACTAACAGTAAAGACATCGGATATGGTACGAGAAAAATTTGGACTCGTTCTCAAATCGCAGCTATGTCTCAATCAGAATTTGCTAAGAATGAGAAAGCCATTGAAGAAGCACAAAGAGATGGTCGTGTCGTAAATGATATGACTAGAAACTATGGTGGTTCTGGTAATCCAACTTATTAAATAAAGAAAAAGATAGAAGCTGTAATCACAACAACTAACTTTAACACAAGGAGGATGTAATGGGAACATTACAAAATGCAAGTGGTGCAGCTAGTTCAAACTTTAATGTAGGCACTTCGGGTCAAACCAATGAATTTTGGGTCCCGGAAATTTTTTCGAAGAAGATTCAAAACTTCTTTAGAAAAGCGTCTGTCATTGAAGCTATAACTAATACAGACTATGCTGGTGAAATTAGTGCTTATGGCGATACTGTCAAAATCATTAAAGAGCCAAGTGTAACTGTAGCAGCTTATACTAGAGCAGCAGCTACTACTAAACAATACCTTACTGACCAAGAAGTTTCTCTTGTTATTGATAAAGCAAACTCATTTAAGTTTATTATTGATGACATCGAGGAAAAAATGTCACACATTAACTTCGCTTCAGTAGGTGCGTCAAGTGCGGCTTATACGCTAAAAGACACAATGGATTCAGAAGTAATTGCAGCTATGTTTAGCGGCACTACTGCTGCTAGTCCAGACCATGTAATCGGTTCAGACAGCTCAACTGCTGACTCAACTTTACAACACGCTACTAACTCAGTTGACTTAGGATATGGCTCTGGAGAAATTACTCCATTAGCTCTTATGTCTAGGTTTGCTAGATTATTAGATGAGCAAAGTATACCGGAAGAAGGTCGTTGGATGTTAGCTGACCCTAGATTCTATGAAGAACTAGCGGCAGAAGATTCCAAACTTATGACATCAGACTTTAACCAAGGTGATGGTGGAGTAAGAAACGGCTTAGTAGCAAGTGGAATGATTAGAGGATTTAAAATGTATAAATCTAATAACATTGCATCTACTTCTAACGCAACTGGTAAATGTATTGCTGGTCATATCAGCTCTACAGCAACTGCACAATCTATCCTTAACATTGAAACTCTTAGAGACCATGACACTTTTGGTGACATCGTTAGAGGGCTTCATGTATATGGAAGACAAGTTCTTAGAGATACTGCATTAATTAATGCATTCTATCTAATCGACTAATACTAACTAAAGGGGGCGGCATTGAGTTCGCCCCTTTAACATATAAACGAGGAACACAAAATGGGAATACCAAAAAAAGGAGTTAGCTATGCTGATGTAATTACTAGACATCAACCAAGTGTTATGGAAGGTAACAATGTAGCATCAGTTAATCACGATAAAGCAAAATATCCAAGAAGTTATTACAAAGTAGATTTACGAAGAGACTGTGATAAAGCAGATATGGGAACTCCCGGTGATAGTAAGTTATATCCCGATAGTCCTGTACCTAATCTTAAAACAGCAGCTCAAGGTAACTAATAAAAATGGCAGCACCATTCCGAACATATTTAGATTTAACTAATACTATCATTAGAGAATTAAATGAAGTTGAATTAACAACAGTTAATTTTGCTAGTGGTGCTACAGGTATACAAAAATTAATTAAAGACCAAATCAATAGGTCTTATTTTGATATTTGTAACGCAGAAGATAAATGGAGTTTCTTAGCAGTAGGAGACCCATCAAATGATTATTATGGTAATGCTTATATTGAAACAACATCTGGAACTAGATGGTATAATTTTAGAAGTGGAACAAGTAATGTAACAACATGGTATGGTCATGTTGATTATAATAATATTACATTAACTGAAGAAGGTGTAAGTGGAAAATCTGCACCATATGAAATTAGAAAACTTCATCCAGTAACAGTAGAATATTGGAATAAACATTATGCAATATCTGAAGCAACAGATAAAAGTGATACACAAAGTTATGGAATACCACAACGAATAATTCGTAGTCCAAAGAATGATAAGTTTGGATTATCACCAATACCAGATGGTGTGTATAGAGTTTATTTTTTTGCTTATAGTCAACCAACAGAATTAACAGCTCATGGTGATACAGTTGTATTTCCACAACAATATGCAACAGTCTTATTAGCAAGAGCAAGATACTATATACATCAATTTAAAGATAATATTTCTCAAGCTCAATTAGCTGACCAAGAATATAAAAAAGGTTTACGAACTATGAGAGAACAATTAATAGAACCATTCCCAGATAGTATGGTAGATGATAGAACTTTTGTAGTTTAATGGGGAAAGAAAAAAATCCTAAAACTCCAGCTTGGACACGCAAAGCAGGTAAGAATCCTAAAGGTGGATTGAATGCAAAAGGTAGAGCAAGTTATAATAAACAAACTGGTGGTAATTTAAAAGCACCAAGTAAAACAGTTGGTAATAAAAGAAGAGCAAGTTTTTGTGCAAGAATGAAAGGTATGAAGAAAAAATTAACTTCTGCTAAAACTGCACGAGACCCTAAGAGTAGAATTAATAAATCATTAAGAGCATGGAATTGTTAAATGGCAGAGCAAGGTGTATCAGTAGTATGTGAAGGTGGATTAGATAAAGTAGGAACAACTCATACTTTATTTAGAACTCCGGGTGTAGCAACAGAATTACAAAACTTTGAATCATCTATTCATGGTGGTTATAGAAGAGTAAGTGGTTTTGCTAAATTTGGAAGTAACCAACCTAATGGTAGTGCAGATGATATTGAAGGTATCTTTAGATATGCTAAAGGTGTTGTAGCTTGTCAAGGTGCAAATATATTTTATAGTACAGATGGTTCAACATGGACACAAGTAAATAAAAATACTTATATTGATAAAACAGGAACAGTAGCCGTATCGGCAGGTTCAGCGACAATAACAGGAACAAGTACATCTTTTAGTTCAGAGTTTGCGGCAGGTGACGATATTAGAGTTAATGGAGAAGAATATAATGTTCTTTCTATAGCAAGTAATACATCAATGACAGTTGATGAAAATTTTGCAGCAACAGCTTCTAGTCAAACAATTTCTAAGAATGGTGCAAGTGCAGCACAATTATCTAGTGCATCAGCAGTAGCAAGAACAAGTCAAAGTAATGTTCAGTTTGCTTTATACGAAGGTGAATCACAATACGGAGAATTATTTATTACTGATGGTGTAAATGAAATAGCACAACTTAAAATTACAATTTCTGGAAGTACATATACTTATGCATTTAAAGAAATTGAAGCAAGGTCAGCTCCTTCCGACCCATCACTTTGCACAATCTTTGGAGAACGATTAGTTGTTGCAGGACAATCAGATAATCCACAAGTAGTTGCATACAGCACAAGATTAATACCAGAAGATTTTACTGGGTCAAGTGCTGGAACAATTGATGTTGGAGACCAAATAAGAGCAATAAAACCTTTTCGTAATAAATTAATTATTTTTTGTAAAGATAGTATTTATCAATTATCTGGATTAGATAGTACAGTAGTTTTATCATCTGTTACAAAAAATATAGGAACATTAGATGGTAATACAGTTCAAGAGATTGGTGGTGATTTAGTATTCTTAGCACCAGATGGTTTAAGAACTATTGCAGGTACAGCTCGTATTGATGACATAGAATTAAGTTCTATTAGTAGAAAAATTCTACCAATCTTTAGAGATGATGTACTTCCAAATTTAACAAACATTACTTTCTCAAGTTTTGTTATTAAAGAAAAAAGTCAATACAGATTATATTATTACAATTCAACAAAAGCAGATGCGACACAAAAAGGATTAATAGGAACATTTAAAATATCTTCTACTGGAGCAGCAGTTTACGAATGGAGTGAAACAAAAGGTATTCCAGCTCGTAGAGTTCATTCTGGTACAGATGAAAATGATTCAGAAGTTTTATATCATGCTTCAACTGATGGTTATGTATACAGCCATGATACCGGAAATAATTTTGGAGGAAATAATATTGTATCTATTTACAAAACTCCAGATATGGATTATGGAGATGCAGGTATACGAAAAACTTTATACTATATTAAAACAAGTATAAGAGCAGAAGGAACAAATGATAACTTAAAACTTCTTTGTCGTTATGACTTTGAAGATAATAATGTTCCACAACCAGCAGAAATATCAATGGGTTCATTATCAAACCCAGCAGTATTTGGTACGGCAGTATTTGGTACTGCGGTATTTGGAGCAACAGTTTTTCCACAACAAAAAACAAATTTAACAGGTAGTGGATTTACAAGTAATTTTAAAATTAGAAGTAATGGTACAAGTGAGGGGTATACTGTATCGGGCTTCTATGTAGATTTTATACCGGGAGGGCGAATATAAATGGCAGGTTATACTAGACAGAGTTCATTTTCTGATGGCGATACTATTGCAGCATCATTATTAAATAATGAATACGACCAAATATTAGCAGCATTTCATGTATCAAGTGGTCATACTCACGATGGTTCGACTACTGGTGATGGAGGACCTTTATCAACACTTTATAGTAATGCTATAAGTTTTGGTACTGGAGCAGATACTGATATAGTTGTTACATTTAATGGTAATACAGCAGATGGTGTTTTAACATGGATGGAAGATGAGGATTACTTTAAATTCTCAGATGATATTTTAATTAACAGTACAGAGAAAGTACAATTTAGAGATACAGGATTATATATTTATTCATCAGCAGATGGACAATTAGATTTAGTTGCTGATACAGAAATACAAATAGCAGCAACAACTATTGATATTAATGGTAATGTAGACATATCTGGTAATCTTGTTGTAGCAGGAACTACAATTGCTGGAGGAGAGATTGCTGTTTTAGATGGTGTAACCGCAGGAACAGTTACCGCTTCAAAAGCTCTTGTTGTAGATTCAAATAAAGATATAGCTTCACTTCGTAATATTACTTTAACAGGTGAATTAGATGCAGGTTCTTTAGATGTATCGGGAGATGCAGATATTGATGGAACATTAGAAGCAGATGCTATAACTATAGCAGGTGTAACATTATCAGAAACAATTGCCGATACTGTCGGTGCAATGGTTGGTTCAAATACTGAAACAGGTATTGGTGTTACTTATGATGATTCAGATAATACATTAGATTTTGTTATAGGTTCTAGTGCTATTACAAATGCAATGTTAGCAGGTTCAATTGCTGACTCAAAACTTTCAACAATATCTACAGCAGGTAAAGTTGATATTGGTGCATTAGAAATAGATGGTGGAACAGATATAGGAGCAGCTTTAGTTGATGCAGATTTAATTATTGTTGATGATGGAGCTGGTGGAACAAATAGAAAATCAGCAATGTCAAGAGTTGCAACCTATATTGAAGGAGGTATATCTGGTGATATTAGTATTTCTAGTGGTACAGCCGCTATAGGAAGTGGTGTTATTGTTAACGCAGATATTAATTCAAGTGCAGCAATAGCTGATTCTAAACTAGCAACAATTTCTACAGCCGATAAAGTTTCTGGTGCAGCAATTCAAATTGATGGAGCAACAGATGGAACTTCTATAACTGTAGCTGACGCTGATAAATTTTTAATTGATGATGGTGGTACAACAAAATATATTACTGCTTCTCAACTTAATA